CTCGCAAGGTCACAATGATCTGCGAGGTGTCCATCATGTCAATAGCGCCTTTTAAGCCGCCTTTTTCTGACATTGCCGCCCAACCGGTCACAGGGAATAGCTTGTTGTCCACGCCCTCGCTAAACATCCGCGCCAGCTCTTTAAACTCGGCATTGAACACACCAACCGCCTTACAAGCCTTGGTCAGCAAGTAAATGCGCTGTGTTAAGTTGTCTAACTCTTGTGCCTGATCCTCGTATTCGCAGTAATCAGGAATTGGAATCATTGTCCCTGTGGTGGTGGTCGCCAACAAGGGTTTAGGGCAAGGGAAGAATTCTTCTAGCTCTAAGGGGTCATCTCTTTCATCTAACGCCTGTGGATAACCTTTGGCAATCCAGCAAACCTTACCGCTGCGCTTGTTCCAAATCTCATAGACCTTGGCTTTTTTGTCATAGGTCATCTTAGCGGTCAATGGATTCTTACCATCCATGTCGGTGTTTTGGCTGGTCAGGCTGACGTTTTTAAATACGTCCCCAAAGCGCTCAACGCCCTCCTCTTTGGTCATGTAGACCGCCCGAGCTACCCACCAAACCTCGTCCCATGTGCGAGCTGGTGAATGTAAGAAGTCAGCCCAGTAGACGTAATCAATGGGGCTGTGGGCGGCATCAATGCGCTCCACCGGCTCTTCCACTACGTCATAAACCTGTGCTTCTTGTGAATCTTCTAGTTGCCCCTCAACCTCAGGGCTACCGCCAACAATTATTGGCTCATAACGAATCCATGCTGTACCGCGACCAGGCAGCAATCTATCCTCCACCACCCCACGCATTGCATTGTCAAAGTCAGCAAATTGGGTGGTCTCGTACTCCATCACCCTCTCAAGCATTGTTGAAGCAAGGCGACCTACAGGGTCTTGGTCGGAGAATCGGCGCGACACCTCGGGCTTGGCTTGTCTGCCGTAAAGAGATGGAAACAGGACTTGAATGTTTGACCACAGGATGTTGAACTTCATCCTTGGCATTTCTATGGCATCTCGTTCATCCCGATAGCGCTTGACAACCTTTTGACCGCGCTTTTCCCATTTATCAAATGTTTTTTGGGCGGTCTCTATTTGATCGTGCCAATAAGGGCCAAGGTCTTCGCCCTCGTATGCGCCTGTTTCTTCGTACATGATCAGTTACCGCTGGCAAAGAAGAATGTCACATCCAAAGTGCCGCCCTCGGTTGCATATAGGCTTGTGCCTACATTGGCGGGAAATCGGTGAAACCCAATGGCAGGGGTAATTGTTCCCGACATAACCGTGCCGCTTGCGCCACCATCTCTAAGCACCAAAGTGCCTGCAATAGTGTTGTTAACGTAAAACCCAAGCAATTGGCATGGGCCGGTTGTAACTGCGCCTGTTTCGGTGATGTTTTTATATGCACCGACTTCTGCTACTGGCTGGCTCATATTCGCTCCTCTTTATGTTGCATCTCATAATCCCACAGCTCATCGAGTGTGATGGTTTGCAGGGTCTTGCCCTTGGGCGGTGTCAAATCTCTTGCTTCTTGTCTATAAGCTACTGCAAGCATTCTAAACGCATCTGCGGGGTGTGAGCACCAGTCATGGCGCGGTGTTTGACGAAAAGTTTTCTTATCTTCATCATATTCCCGCTGATATTGCCTTAACGCTTCCAGCCCCTCATCGCAGCTTGTGTCAAAATAACATATCGGCAAAATCATCCGCACCGCCTGTATGCCGTCCTGTATACCAATCTCAGGCACGATGGCTAACTTACTTAAGCCCCCAAGGTGCGCCGCCAATTGCTCAATGATTGACTTGCCGCCTGATGCCAGCGTTTTAGCCCTTGCGTCATGCGGTAGGTAATGCTTGGTATATCGATAACCTTTAGAGTTAACAACGCTTGCTATTTCCTCAATGCTTGCGCCGCTGACCGCGTAATAGTCCATTACCCTGATCTCGCCCCTGACCACTTGATACCACCAAATCGCTGTGTCGTCCCGATAACCTAAGTCCCATGCGGTGTAAACAGGCGACTCAGGCTCAAACGGTAGCTCACATATTCGGCCTGCGTCTTGGGCTTGGCGCATCTCTTGACCATAGAACGCCCCAAGGATGGCGGCATCAAAGCTGCACTCATACTCTTGGTCGTATTGGTCTTGGCTTAACTGAGACCTTGCCGCTTCCAATTCCGAGTTGGGCAATAGCTTGGATATTGAGGCTGGTAGTCTTAAAAGAAACCAATCAGGCACAACTTGGCTTACCTTATAAATGTCGTGAAACTGATTCTTGCCTTTGGGCGTACCACCAAACACCGCCCAGCCTAATCGGTCTGACAATGTGGGGCGTATCACGTTACCCCACACGCTAGGTTTGAAGTCACCGTATTCGTCAAGATACACACCATTAAATCCCAATCCCCGCATGGCATCTGCATTGTCTGATCCAAACAGCATGATCTTTGCGCCGTTCAGCAGCTCCACCGACAAGTCGGATTCATTGGTGGCCTTGGTTACTGGCGCGGCGTAGAACTTAAGGTAATCCCATGCCACTCGCTTGGCCTGGCTTCTGAAAGGTGCAATATAGGCATATTGGGCTGATCTATTGCCCTCAGTAATGGCTCGCTTAATCAAGTCGTTAATTGCCGCTACTGTTTTTCCAGCTCTACGGTGTGCGACTAAGCAAGACCAGCGCTCATTCCTGTTGTGGAATGGCATGAAAGCCGCCCTTGGTGAATAGGGCAGGATTACTTCACGCCGCCCCATGTCACCACCATTTCTACTGGGCCATCGTCCTTGCCGGTTAGCTCTGTCCTTGCCAATTTGGGTACATGGTATTCAACTACCGATTGAAATAGCTCAAAGGCTTTGGCAGGGTTTGGCTTTGTGTCCCCATCGCCATTAGCGACCTGATCTAGCCATTCTGTCAGTCGGTGGGCATTACCATCCACAAACATTGCTATCGCTTCCCTAGCCTGTGCTGTAGCCTTGTTAGGGATGCCTTTCTTGCGTCCTGCTCTGTTTAAGTTGTCCTCAACAGTTTTCGACACTTTATTGGTAGTTTTGTTCATGATTAAACCTTTAGATTGCTTTATGGTAATAATCAAACATCGACCGTTTCTTTCATCTTGATCAGCCCATTCATCATACGGCTCTTGGTATTAAACCATTGCTTGCTGAAATCACAATCTTGGTAATAGTCAAACTCAGGGATGCCTAGCGTGTAATGCGCTATCTTGGCGTTTTTGTTCTCTTGCTCGCCAACTAGTACGTTCCATTCTTTCGGTAGCTCACCGATAAGTGAATCAGGCAACCAACCGAATCGGTGAAGCTCTGCTCCTGTGTGGTCATCAATAAACTCAGGCGTTAACACCTTGTTTCTTGGGTGATCGCAATTCCAAAGTATTAAACTTGACCAGTTCTTTCGGGGATAATCCCGATTCGCCGATTCCATTGGTGTACCAATATATTTCCTTGGGTGCTTGGTCTGATATTCATGCTTAACAACTTGCACCGCCTTGGTCGGGTCAAATAACTTGTTAAGGTTATCTATGTTAGCAAGCATCAGCATATCGCTGGCATCCATGAATATCGCTCTGCCAGTGAAATTAGTGAAGTAGGGTACAAGAAACCGCTGATAGGTGAATGCGTTTGTGCCGTCCCGCTGCGTGCCGTACAAAGGCGTTATGGCAACTGGCTCGCTGGTGCGCTCAATCAGGCTTTGGCAGAACACATGGTAGCCAACAGCCTCCCTTGGGTCATAACCAGCGAATATCCTGATCATTTCAGCGTCAGCTTGTACAGGGTTGTGTCAATCAGCGCCGCTATCTCGTCCACAATGTTCTGCAGCTGGGTGTCGTCAGGCAAAGCATCACGGTTTTTGTAAACGTAATCTTTGATGCTGGTCAGGTACTTAACAGGGTCTTTGGCATTGTGGAAGTTCTCAGGGAAATCCTTGATCTTCTCGTAGCACCCTGCGTAAGCCTCGGCGTAAGTGTCAGCCAGCTCAAGAATTTCGGTGTAGTAAGCCCCCAGCGCCATGTGGACTGCAAACGAATCAGTCGCCAAGTGCATGAAATGGGTAACTGTCGAGCTGTGAAACAGCGTGGAAATAAAGTCGGCAACGTCTTTTTTCATATTTACCCTAAAAAAAGCAGGGGTCAATGCCCCTGCGAATGAGACAACTGCGGATCAATTGTAAACGCTGGAATGGGTACGTCAACAGGCCAAGAGTCTTGATCACAAAGTTTTGCAATGGTAGCAATGTGGGCGTGATGCCATTTTCTTTGCCGCTCCTCTTTGCTTAACTCTTTGCCTTGGTCAATCTCGTAATGGCACTTTAAGCATAGCGCCGCCACTAAGTTATCGTCAGCCTTAACCCCTCGACCTTTGCCGCCGCCCCAATTGGTGTGCGCTGCCTGCACCATATTGCCCGACCCGCAGGCTTGGCAGTCAAGCCCCGCCACCAGCTTTAACAGTTTTTTGCTTCTTATGTATTGGTGTTTTTGGTACAAGTATTGTCTCCAATGTGGTGAATCTGTGCTCGTTAGCGCATTCCAAACGCCGCCTGCGTGTGTTTCCTGTTGAAGTTCTCGTTTCTTTGACAATTGTCCAAGTCCCACATTCGGGACATTTCATTGGTGTGCCCTATCTTGAAGTCTGTTGGTTGCTTCTCTAGTTCTAAAAATCTCTATGTCAAGCCGCGCCGCCTCAATCTCCCATTTAAGGGTTTCCTCTTTTTCAATTGCCGCAGCCAATCCTCTTAACAGCTTGGCATAAACAGGGTCTGCATAGGCTTCACGTTCTTGTGCGTTTGCCGCTTCAAAGCCCATTTCTAGGGCATCTTTCATTAACAAAGCTTTTTGGCTTTTGCGAAATTCCTCAAGGTAAACCCTTTGTGCTTTAGCCTCGCCGTAAGCTGGCGCTTTGTCTCGGATGGCTTGCGCCGCTTCTTCAGGTTTCACTTTAATACTCCAATCATGCGTAGAGCCGCGTCAGGGCTATCAATCCTTGCCAATGTACCCCCGCCCCAACTTTCAAAAAAGTCTCGTTGTAACGGCGTAAAACGGCTTTTAGCGGTACGTTTGATTTCAACTAAAAAAGTTTGAGATTTGTACCCTACCAAAAGATCGACTGGCAGGCCAATGATCCAAACATCAGCGCCAGCAGCTCGTAAGGCAATTACGATTTGGTCTTGGTTTGCATCCACTCTTTTAGCGTGTCTCATTCATTCGCTTTCTAAGGTCAACGGCGGCGGCTAATCCACGCCGTTTTTCGATGTCCGAGTAAACCCGTGACCACCATGCCAATGCTTGGATTTTCCCAAGGTCTCTCGCTTTCTTGCGGTATCTCTTCACCCATTCCCGCGCTTCCATCACCCTCATAGTCTCCAGTAAGTCTAAGCGCTGCTGTGGTGTCAATGTAGCTAAGTTGGTGTGTTTCTTTATGTTGGTCAAGAAGTTGGTTAGCCTGGTTACGGTTATTGATCAAAACACTTCCCCATCATCTTGCCAATGCTTAACAGGGCTTGAATTCTTAAAAACTTCTTTTAGATCGGGCGCTTTGTAGTCTTGTTTTTCCCATTGGTGCTTAGAACACTTAGGTTTTTCGCCCTCCATGTGTACCGACCAACGGTTTGGGCAACCATGCACAGAGCACATAAGGCGCTGAATGTCATCAAAAGAATCATCCTTTTGTTGGGTAAATTTAGTGATTGCCATGATATTTTCCCTCTACGATTTTTGCA